AGACAAGAACGAATTAAACTATTAGGATATAGAACAGCAGACTGGGACGGCAGTTTAAATATTCCAGGGTTCTTATATGACAGTGCTGAAATTACTTTATGGCAGCCTTACAAAGATTATGAAATCGGAAGCATAGTTAAAAACAAAGAGTTTTATTATAGTGCTTATAAAAAAGTTTCAGGAATACAAAATTTTAAAGAGAGTGATTGGTTAAGACTTGATGCTAAACCAGAAGCACAGTTACTAACAAATATCAATTACAAAGTTGATCAGTTTGCAGATTTTTATGATCTTGATACTGATAACTTTGATGTAGATCAACAAGAAATTGCACAACATTTAATTGGTTATCAAAAACGTGAATATCTTGCTAATATTATTAATGACGATGTAAGTCAGTATAAATTCTATCAAGGGTATATACAAGACAAAGGTACTAAAAACGCTCTTACAAAATTATTTGACGCACTAGGTGCAACAGATAAAGAAAGTTTAGAATTTTTTGAAGAATGGGCGTTGCGTCTAGGACAATACGGAGCAGCTGACGGATTTGATGAACTAGAAATTAAACTTAGCGAAGAAAAGTTTAAATTAAGTCCACAGCCTATTAGATTAACTAACGAAGATGAAACAGATAATCTTGTTTACAATATACCAGAAACAGATGTTTATCTTAAGCCTAATAATTATGATAACACACCGTTTCCAACTAAGTTTATTCCTGAAGGTCAAACACAAATTAGAACAGCAGGGTATGTTAGAAGTGAAGATGTAAAACATACTGTTGTTAATAAAGACGATATTTTAAATATTGATATTAACACATTAGACAACGGACAATATGTATGGGTAACATTTGAAAACCAAAGTTGGAATGTATATAAACATATTGATAGTGGATTTACTGTTACTGGTGTAACAGCAGATGGAACGTCTGCTATAATAACATTAGATAAACGAAGTTCTTTTGCTACTGACGACATAATTGGTATTACAAACTTAACTGGATTTGAAGGATTTTTTAAAGTAACATCTTCGGCAACTAACACAGTAACAGTTGCATCTACAATAGCACTTGAAGATCCTATTATTAATGCCAAAGGCGTATTAACAAAATTTGCAAGTAATAGAGTACCAACACTAGCAGATGCAAACATATATACACAAAATGTTATTGACAATGGAGAACTTTTGTGGATTGATAATATGGGAGATGATACATGGGGAGTTATTAAAAACTCAGCATCTTATCATGAAAATTTAACAATAGTTAATCCTTTAGAGTCTGACTCAACTAATCCAAATTTTGGTAGTTCAATAACTGCATCTAATGATAATACAATAATTGCTATAGGTGCTCCAAACAATGAAGATGGAAAAGTACTTGTTTATACTAGCGATGATACAACTACAACATTGGCCCAAGAAATTGCACCTATAACCGATATAGCACAAGCAAATTCAAAATTTGGTGAATCAATTACAATGAGCACAGACGGCAAATACTTAGTAATTGCAGCACCAGATGCATCAAATGTAAAATCTAACTTTAAAGATGATTTTAATGCAAGTGTAGAATATCCGTTTGCATCTATTGTTGAGTATAACAACAGTTTATGGAAAGCAAGAAGAATTGTAAAAGGTCAAACAGCAAATGTTGTTTTTGATACATTTGAATCAGCACCACAAGTTAAAGATTACTTGCTAAACAAATATAGTTCGTTTAGTGAATCTACACTATATAACGTTGGAAATATTACAACATACCTTGGAGATATTTACATTGCTGTAGCAAGGTCAAATCCGGGTTCAAGAATACCCGCTAACTGGGAAGCTGTTGGCGAAAGTAAAAATATATTAACAGGTGACTATCCATTACCTAATACTGAAACAGATCACATCTTAGTAAGAGCTCCAGCGGGGGCGTACGAAGGTAGTGTACCTGGAGATAAAGTATACTTTGATTGGAATGAAGTAAGTCATGGTTACGAACCAATTGATAAGTTTGAAATAATTGATATTAAATTTGAAAGTGTTCCTCCTGAGTATGAAAACGTAACAAACGTTACTACAGGTATTAGATTACAAACAAACTTAGAGCATGGGTTGTTAGACGGTGACGAAATATTAGTTACTGATATTCCTAATGATACTATTTCAACATCAGGGTTTGATAATTCAGATCAAACATTGCCGCTTAATGTAGTACAAAATAAAGGTATTACAGGACTGGAATACAACAAGTATTATGTAAAAGTTAAGTCAACTAAAGAAGTTTATTTGTATACAACATATGCTATTGATACACTAGTTGACGGAACAAATAATACACAAGGCGCACAGTTCCAAGGCAGTGCAATTCCTGGAGGAGTCTTCAACGGAAACCTAAGAAAAGTTAGATCACTGTTTGATAATAGAATGATTGGATTTGGTTGCGAGTTAGAATGGGAATTAGACAGCAATGGTACAGTTTATAACCTAACAATTAAAAACGATTTAGCTGATCCAAGTAATCCTACTCCTATTCAAGGTACAGGGTATACTGCTCCTATAATAAAAATTACAGATACTGGCACTGGCAATAGTGCAACAGCATCGGCAACGGTTACAAACGGTAGAATAACTGCTGTTAATTTAATCACAGGCGGAGTTAACTATACTAATAGTACTATTAGTGTTGAAATTATTGATACAGACGTTCGTGTAGACACTAACTGGCTTACAAGTAATGTGCATACAGTTCAAAGTAAAGTAGATGAAATATTTTATATACTTGATCCACTAAACGTTCCTGTAATAGGGGACGAAATAACAACTAGTACAGGAAATGCAACAGTTGTATATACTAAATTTGAATTAGGTAAACTAGTAATATACGCTAACAGTAAAAATGGTGTGTTTACTGAATCAGGAACACTTGAAATAAGTTCAACATTTAGAATTGGTGAATTTATAAGACCTGCACATGAAAAAATTGAAACTAGTGATGTATTGGGCGGATATTGGAAAATATCATTAGATACTATTGAGCCTGGGTTTAAAATTAATCCAAATGCAAGATTAGTTGATTACGCTCCTAGTATAGTACTAAAAGACGTAAGATTAGTTGGCGATGTGTCAGCACCACTTCCATATAAGTCAAGTATACAAAGTTTGCTTAGTATACCGCCAGTACAACTTACAACTGGTAAAGTACTTCAAAAGCAAAGTCATTATATTACTAACATAAGTTATAACGGTAATGCTAACACAGCCGCTGATGCAAGAATTGACTTGTTATCACCAAAATGGTTACTTAGAGCAGACAAGACTATAAGTGACAAAGTTGTTGCAGACCGTGCAGCAGGATTAAATCCTAAGGTTGGTGTTTGGTTAAACAAGATTACAAATATAGATGGCACAATAGCTGACGAAACATTTAGTGGATTAACTACAGAAATTATTAATGGTACTCATGTACCTAGTGATATATGGGACGGATACGTTGATGTATTATTAAGTGATACAACTAATCAAGTATCGATTGGAGATACACTAGTAGAAGGCACTAACGGTAAAGCTGAGATTGTTTATTACCAACGAGACGGTAATGATGCAAGATATTATATCAAAGTTATTTCAGGATCATTTACACAAGGTGCAGATTACGGTCCTGCTGGCGCACAAAGTTTACCAGCATACGAAATACGCTTTATTGATTCAGTACAAACTCAGTCAAATGTAATAGGTACATCAATAAGAACTTCAATTAGTGATAACACAATTGGTAAATTATTTGTATTTGATCATACACAGAACTTACCAATACCAACACGAAATAGGGCAACTGATATTGCTTCGTTTGATAGTGATGTAATATCAGGATTTGATTTAGAGTACTTTACATGGGTAGAAGAAAATAGAAACGGAACACAGCGTTTATCACTAGTTCCTGAAGTTGCAAATAATGATTGGGAAAAGGTATATAACATACCAGTAGTTAATACAGCACTTGCAAGTTCGTTTACTAACGAAGGCGTATTTTATGTTTATGAATATAATACAACAACTTCGAGTTATGACTTAGTAAATGGGTTTATATTACCAAATAGGATAAGTGAAAGAAGACTAGGACAACAATTAAAAATAGTTAAAACTGGAGAGTTGTACAAGTTACTAATAAACAGTAAAGAAGGCGCAGGCAAGATTTACTCAGTACTAAAAGGTACAAGCGAAACTGGCAAAGTATATGACTGGCAATTATCTAAAGATGACAAGTTTAGAGGCATTTATAATAATTCAATAATATATTATATTGATGACATTGTATATTACAATAATAATTTTTATAAAGCATTAACTAACATTCAAGGCGAAGCATTTACAGCATCTAAATGGATACTACTTAACGACCATATTGATTTTATTGGATCTATTCCTAACACACTAGGATATAATTATGCTGAGGATTCAACGTTAGAGAATGATGTAACAGATTTTGGATCATCGTTTGATGTTAGTGATGACGGAAAAACAATTGCTGCAATATCGGCATACGGTGATATAAAGCGTGTATCAGTTTACAAGTATCATGATGAACATTATAACTTATACCAAATTTTAGAAATTCCAAGCGATGCAATAGAGTTTGGCGAAACAATTAGTGTCGCTGATGACGGAAAACTAATTGCAGTAGGTGCTCCAGGCTCAACATATTTGTCCGCTAGACAAGGACAAGTTTTTGTATATTCACAAAAAGAAACAGGGTATGAATTAATACAAACATTAGTTGCACAGAACAGCGAACCAATTGAGAACTTTGGTTACCAACTAAGTTTTGACGGCAATCAATTAGCTGTGTCAAGTGCTAACGGAAATATTGAATTAGATACTACATATGATAATGACGGAACAGTTTTTGATAATGGGTTTACAAACTTTAGTAGAACAATTATTGACAGTGGTGCTATTTACTTGTACGAAAGAATTAACGATGCACTAGTGTACGGACAACAACTATCATACAGAGATTTTGATGTTAAAGACTTTGGTCGAGATATTATTATTAAGAATGACAAAGTTTACGTAGGATTAATAAACGACACAGTTGGCGACAAAGTAGGTAAAGTTGTACAGTTTGAAAAAGATAACGTTAATACTTGGACATTAAGTAGAAAACCAAATCCGCAAGTTGACCTTGATAAGTTTAAAGGATCGTTTTTATACAACACTACTTCAAATAATTATTTAACTTCACTAGATTTAATTGATCCGGTACAAGGTAAAATATCAGGAATTGCAGAACAAGATTTAGCATTTAAAACTTATTACGATCCTGCAACATACACTATTGCTTCGGATACAAATGTAACAGTTGATGAGTATAATAGTTGGAGTGTAACAAATATTGGAAAACTTTGGTGGGATTTAAGTACAACAAAATTCTTAAATGCATATCAAGGCGATTCAATTTACAGTTCAAATAGCTGGAACACATTAGCACCGGGTGCATCGATAGATATTTATGAATGGATCGAAACAACACTAACTCCAACACAGTGGGACACACAAGCAGATACGCCTGCAGGAGTACGTAAAGGAATAAGTGGTAAAACAAAATACGGTGAAACAGCATATTGTACTAGAAAAGAATACGATAAGATTTCAAGTACGTTTACTACAAAATATTATTTCTGGGTTAAAGATAAAAAAATTACACCAGACACTGAAAATAGATCTAAATCTGCATATGATGTTGCAGCAATAATAGCAGATCCGGTTTCACAAAACTTAAAGTTTGCTAATATGCTTTCTGAAAATAGTTTTGTAACTAGAAACTGTGATAAATTATTTGTAAATGATGAAGTAGCAGCTAATTTTAGATACTTTACTATTGACGATCAAACTATTAATGTACATAACGAGTACCAGATAATTAGTGAAGGGTTATATACAAGTAAACCTAAATCAACGTTAGAGCTTAAATGGTTTGATAGTATCATAGGACAAGATGCATATGGAAGACCTGTACCAGATCCAGCATTAAGTACAAAGCAAAAATACGGTATATTAAACAGACCAAGACAAAGTTGGTTTGTAGATAGGGTTGAAGCAACTACTCAAGCATTTACCAGAGTAAATTCTGTTATAAAAGAGAAGTTAATTGATGATAATTATAATATCACAGCGTTATTACAAAAAGACCCTGCACCAAGTGCAATCTCTGCATTATGGGATAGGCAAGTTGATACTGATGCAGAATTAAGTACTATTGGTACAGCGAAAGCAAAAGTTGCACAAATAGAACCAGTTGTTGTTAACGGCATAGTAACACAAGTTAATATTATTGATAAAGGCTATAGTTATGCAGACCCTTCTTATAATATAAACGTAGGTGGTACTAGACGCGGACCAAAAATTACAATAAACGGTACAGGTGAAGGCTTAGAGTTAGAAAGTACAATTAATGCTCTGGGACAATTAACTTCTGTAACAGTTATTAACGGTGGCACGAACTACGCTGAATCGTTAACATTAACTATACGTCCGTTAAGTGTATTAGTAAATGCTGATGCAACACTAGACGGTGACTGGGCAATATATGCTTGGAACAGCACAACAGAAAAATTTGAAATTAGTTCACAAGAATTGTTTGATGTATCTGATTATTGGAACTATGTAGATTGGTATGAAACAGGATACAGTCAATTAACATCGATTGATTATCTTATTCAAGAAACATATGAGTTGAATACTATTAATGACGGTATCGGTGATATTGTTAAAGTTGAAAATGTTGGAACCGGCGGTTGGTTACTTTTAGAGAAAACATTAAATGCTGATGTTCCTGACTATACAATAAACTATAGAACAATTGGTAGAGAAAACGGCACGTTACAGTTTGTAGATTCAATTAGTAGTGATGCTACTAATAAGACAGCATTACGTAAAATACTAATAGCACTACGTGATAACCTCTTTATAGGCGAATTAGAAATAGAATATAACAATCTATTTTTTGCATGTTTAAGATATGTGTTCTCAGAACAAACATATGTAGATTGGGCATTTAAAACTAGTTTTATTAAAGCAAAACATAATGTTGGTAAATTAATACAAAAAACTAATTATCAAAATGATAACTTACCTAGTTTTGAAGAATATGTAAATGAAGTTAAGCCCTATAAAACTAATATACGAGAATATTTAAGTGCATATGAAGGGAATGATAATACAAGTTCAGTTATAGCAGATTACGATTTACCAGCTGAATATAATAGTAACCTTGATAAAATTATACCGTCTGACTTTATTGTCAAAGATAACGTATTGTCAAGTGTTCTTACAGATGTAACACAATATCCTGCAAAACATTGGGTAGATAATTCTTCTTACAGTGTAGGATCAGTACTTATTAAAGACGGTGGGTCTGGATATACCGAGACACCACTAGTAACATTTGTCGGCGGTGGCGGCACAGGTGCTACAGCAAGAGCATTTATTGGTAATGGAATAATTAAGAAAATTGAAATTCTAGATCCTGGCACAGGATATTACTCAGCTCCGCAAATACAGTTTGAAGGAACTCAAACAAACGGCACACAGCCAATTGTTTCAGTTATACTAATTAACGGTAAAATTAGATCAACAAGGATTGCACAGAAGTTTGATAGAATTGCTTCTGAGGTTAGTTTATCTGATATACAAGAAGTTGAAACATTTACAGCAACCGGAAGTCAACTTAAATTTAATACAAAATGGCCAGTACAATTAAAAACAAATGCTATTGATATAACTATTGACGGTATACAAGCGTTAAGTAGTCAATACATATATAAAAATGTTTCAGATGTAACAAAAGGGTATACAAGAAATACAGGACAAATTGAATTTAGTTTTGCACCATTGTTAGGTTCTACTATTGTAGTTACTTACAATAGATCATTAGAACTACTTAATGCAGCAGAACGTATACAATTCCTTTATGAAGCAGAAACAGGCCTTTATGGTAAAGACTTTGCACAGTTAATGGATGGCGTTGATTACGGTGGCGTACAAGTTAAGAGTTTCGAATTTGGTCAAGACTTAGGTTGGGATAATGCTCCTTGGTATGCAAATAACTGGGATAGTTATGATGATGCATTTGAAGATGAAATAATTACACTAGACGGAAGTACAACACAAATAACTCTTTCTAAGCCTTTAGAAGATACTGAAGTTTACAACATATACCTAAATGGTGTAAGAATTGATGATCCAAACTTTGGCACAGGCAATCCTGTAGCAAATCCAAATGCAATAACACAAAGTTTAACAGGCGACGGCGAGCAAACAATAATTTATACTGACAACGATGGGCTTGATATTAATAAGCCATTAGTAGACGGTGATACTATTATTGTTAGAAAAGCGTCCAGTGATGGTAGTTTCCTTCCTGATACATTTACACTTGATACTGTAGTAGAAGGCGGCAATCTTGCATATGGCACAGCAACAGGATTAAAATCTGAAGATATAACAATTGACGGAGATAATTTTGTATCGTCAACAACGTCTAAAGGACCTGAAGAATTAGTTCCAGGACAATTGTTAGACACATTAGACATTACAGTAATTGATAAAGTAGCAGACGGCGGAAGTGCTATTGCTGTAAGAAACTATACAGCATCAGCAACACAAAACAAAGTATTTGATTTAAGTTTGTTACCACATAATATTGAATCTCTAATAGTTAAAGTAGATAATATAATATTGGGACCAAACGAAGAAAATGAATTACCATATGAAATTAATTTTACTAGTAAGACAATAACATTTACTGAAGCATTAAATGTAGGACAACGTGTGTCAATCATATCAATGGCTGGCAACGGAGAAAATATACTTGATATTGATAACTTTATTGCAGACGGAAGTACACAAATATTTGTAACTAATGTTTTATGGAATCAAAACATATCAACATATATCAGTATAGATGGCACTAAAGCTGTTGCAGAAATATTTGAAACAGATTCATCGTACGATGGCAGGGCTGGTTTAGTAGGACTTAAATTTATTACTCCTCCAGAAGCAGGGTCGTTTATATATTATGCTGTATATGCATCAACTAGTGTAAGTTATAGTGAAGTAACTGTAGATAGATTTGAAGGTGACGGAAGTAGTGTTGGATTTACATTATCAACAGCACCTACAAGTTCATTACCATTAAGCCACAATGTAGTTGTTAAAGTTGATAATAAAATATTATATCCAGGGTACAATCAACAGTTTATAATATCTCCTAGCAGAGAATATACATTTGATTTACATCAAGTAGCAAGAGCATCAGTTAGTCCGGAAGATATTGCTGTATACCTTAACGATATACAACTAACTTACTTACAAGACTTTAACTGGGATTTCAATAATAGTGCTGTTATATTATTTGACAACATAGGATCCAATGGTGATACTTTAGATGTATTTGTTCTTAATGACGGTGAATACGAGTTTGATAGAAATGTTGAATTGACACTAGACAGCGATTCGATTACAGGACAATTTTCACAGAACGAAGAAGTTCGTATAGGATCTGCAGATAGTACACAACACGAAGCAACAGTAAGAACGTTTACAGGTAGTAAACTTACAGTAATCGGTGACTCAACTGCTATTCTAGCAACACTAACAAATGATCCAACAATACAAATTGAAGGACTATCAAGTGGAGCAACAGCAACTCAAGTAACTGGATTTAAAGGAGTTGAATCTGGAGATAGAGTTATCCTTAACGATACTCCAACAACAGGTACTAAGGTAGATGTTTATAAATTTAATAAACATGACATACAAAATATAGAACGTATCACACAGGATATTATTACACGAAGTACACTTGTAATAGACAGTGATGATTATTACGAATACAACAAGTTAACACAAGGGTTAGTAGAATTACGGGGCCCAGCAATTGATCCAGCATATCTTTGGGTATCATTGAACGGGCAGTTATTATCTGCTAACATAGATTATACAATAACTGAAAATTTAAAATATTTAAAAGTTACAAAGCCGTTAGTAAAGAGCGACAGACTAGATATTGTACATTTTGCAGGTAACCGTGCTAATGAAAAATTTGGATTTAGAATATTCAAAGATATGTTAAACAGAACTCATTACAAACGCTTAAATAATAGTAAGATTTATGCGTTAGATGAAAATTTAAACTACTATGACGATAGTATTACACTAATTAGTGCAGAAGGAATTAGTCAACCAGACCCTAGTATTAATGTTCCTGGAGTAGTGTTTATAGACGGAGAAAGAATAGAATACTTTAAAGTAGAAAATAATGTACTGTCTCAATTAAGACGTGGTACATTAGGTACAGGTGTTAAAGAAGTATACAAAGCAGGCGAAGAAATGATGGACCAGAGTGCTTATCAAACAGTTCCTTATACTGATGAGATAAGAACACTACAGTTTGAAGCAGACGGTTCAACAGCATCGTATATATTAGACTGGGCTACAACTAATATTAACGAATTTGAGGTATTTGTTGCAGGTAGAAGACTAAGAAAAAATGCAATACAAGTATTTGATACTACTATTGATCAAGATAGTCCAGAAGCAGATATTACAGTAGATGCAGAATTTACGCTAAGTAGTAATACAGTAACATTGAATACTGTTCCGGTAGCAGGAACTAAAGTGTTTATAATAAGGAAAATAGGAAAAATATGGCAAAGTTCAGGAGAATCACTAAGAGTTGCAGAAAATCCAATTGCAGAGTTCTTGAGAGATCAAACAATTGACTTACCAAAATAAATACAGTATAGGTGGATAATATGACAGACAAATTTAAAGACATGAATGGTGTACTTTTACAAGGACACATTAAAATTACAGACCCAGGATCGGGAGAAGTTCTTATTGATAAAAGGAACGCTATCCACTACGAGAACATGAGTATTGCACTTGCTGAAAGTTTAGCTTCAGTAGGGCAAGGGCCAATTTACAAAATGGCATTTGGTAACGGTGGAACATCAGTTGATCCAACAGGAATTATTACCTATCTAACTCCTAACTCAACAGGCTCAAATGCAAGTTTATATAATCAAACATTTGAAAAAATTGTTGCTGTAGATCCTAATAATACTGATCCTGTAAGAAACAAAATTGAAACAAGACACGTAAGTGGTACAAACTATACTGATATACTTGTAAGTTGTTTATTAGATTACGGTGAGCCCAGCGGGCAAGACGCTTTTGATACAGCATCAGATACAGAAAGTTTATTTGTTTTTGACGAATTAGGACTAGTAAGTTCAGCACAAGGAACTGGCCTAGGAAAACTTTTAACACATGTTATTTTCCACCCAGTACAAAAGAGTTTAAACAGACTTATACAGATTGATTATACAGTAAGGGTCCAAAGTTTAACCGGATTTAATGAGGCGTAGACATGGCATATAATATTAGATATTCAGATCAGGTTAATAAGGGTGTAATTGTAATTGAGGACAATACACTTAACGCAGAAACTAGTTTAAGTTTACCAGGAAGAAATACAACAGCGTATGGACAAGCAATTTCGGAAAACTTTTTACATCTATTAGAGAATTTTGCACATACAATATCTCCAACTAATCCTACAGAAGGACAACTTTGGTATGATACAACACCAGGAGTTGACCAGCTTAAATTATATGACGGTACTACTTGGGTAGCTGCAGGTGGCTTGAAGAAAGCTAATTTAGCACCCGAAGCATCTAACTCGGTCGTAGGTGATCTTTGGGTTGATACTGATAACCAACAGTTATATTTGTTTGCAGGGTCAAACTGGTTACTAGTAGGTCCTGAATTTGCAGAAGGATTAGCTACAGGTACTAAACCTGTAAAAGTTACTTCTACTACTGATGCTATATTTGATATTTTACAAGTTGAAATAGGCGGCAAAGTTGTTGCTATTATGTCAAAGGATACGTTTATACCAAAAACAGATATCGAAGGTTTTGATATTATTAAGCCAGGTTATAATTTATCTACAGAAGATATTACAGGCGACGGTATTCCTAAATATTTAGGAACAGCAGAAAAAGCAGAAAATTTAGTAATTGATGGTGCTGTAGTTCCGTCCACAGACTTTATGAGAAAGAGTGCAATTAATATTGCAGAGCAAGAACTTAATATTAAAAATGATGGAGGAATAAGTGTTGGGCTTAGTAATTCGTTAAGATTAAGAATTACCGGTCAAGCAGGCGTTATTAGTCATGATATTAGCGGATCAAGTATTGATTTTAAAACTAATAATGCGGGTGTAACAGCAACTCCATTAAGGATTAATAGTAATACTAATATTGGTATAAACAATTTAAACCCTGAAAAGTCATTAGATGTCGGCGGCGACATACAGACTGACTCGAGCGTAATTATTAACGGATTAACTGATAGTACATCAGTAAGTACAGGATCATTAATTTTAGCAGGTGGTGCAGCTGTAGCAAAGAACTTAACAGTAGGTGCCGGTATTAGTGTACTAGGTAACTCGTCATTGAATGACATTCTTCCTCAGGATAATAATTTAAGATCAATAGGTAGTACAACAAATAAATGGAAAGCAATGTATGCTACTGAGTTTGTAGGTTCTTTAAACGGAAACGTACAAGGTAGTGTTAGTGGTAGAGCAGGTAGTGCTGATAAACTATCATCGCCAAGTGTATTTAGAATGACAGGTGACGTTGAAAGTTTACTCGATATTGACTTTGACGGTCAACAAGGTACAGTTACTTTCCAAACACAAGTTACAAACGAATTTATATCTGCTAAAACTATTAAAGATAATTCACAAACAGACGATGAATTTTTAGTTAACAGAGTTAGTGGCGAAATTGGTATTTACAAAGTAAGAAGATCAACAATATTTGATCAAATTACAGGATTAACACCAGTGGGCACTATTGCTCCGTATGCAGGTGCTACAGCACCTGATGGGTGGCTACTATGTCATGGACAAAACGAACTAACTTCAGCATACGAAAAACTATCTCAAGTTATTGGTAACACATACGATAATAATTCTCCAACAGGCTACTTTTCAATACCTGATTTAAGAGGAAGATTACCGTTAGGTGCAGATAACATGGGCGGCACAGCAGCAAATATTGTTCCGTCAGCAGATACATTGGGTGCTAAAAGTGGTACTGAAACTACAACTATTACAGTTGATAATTTACCTGATCACAAACATGAACTTAAAGATGATGGAGCAACACCGCAACAGTATTATGTTATTAATCCTGATTCAACTACAACAGGTGATAGTGATGCTATTATTGATACAAACTTAGTAGGAACAGCAAACGGATTAAAATATCCAAGAACAGGTGGCATGGAAACTGGCGGTACAGGAGATGCTGTAAGTTTAATGAACCCATACTTAACAGTTAATTATATTATATACACAGGAGTTGGGGGCTAATGAGTTATAAACTAAACAAAACAGACGGATCGTTACTAGTAGAACTAGTTGACGGACAGATTGATACAACATCATCAGACATTACACTAATTGGAAGAAACTATACAGGTTTTGGCGAAGTTATAAACGAAAACTTTATTAAACTTTTAGAAAACTTTAGCGGTACAGCAACTCCAGGAACACCAATTACTGGTCAACTTTGGTTTGATTCTAGTGAAAATAGATTAAAAGTGTATGACGGAACAACGTTTAAAGCAAACGGTCCAATTATTAGTGCAACACAACCACAAATGGTGGCAGGTGACATTTGGATAAACAATGATGACAACCAGTTATACTTCTTTGACGGAAGCGACATAGTACTAGTAGGACCTCCATATACTTCATCTCAAGGTAAAAGTGGATTTGAAACATTAAGAATTGTTGATACAAGAAGTTTGAATTACACAGTTATTAAATGGTCAGTTGGTAATGCAGCATTTGCTTATATTAGTAATGACACATTTACACCAAGACCCGATGACGTTGATTTATTACCAGGATTAACAGGTGATGTATTAAAGGGTATTAATATTGTTGATAAAGATAATTTTAGAATCGGAGGTGTTGCTGATTCAGCAACAAGTTTAATTACTTCAGAAACTGATCCAAATACAGGACTACTAAGAAGAAAAACAGCATCTCAGTTTTTACCATCTGATGCAGAAGGCACAACTACTGGTATTTTGAATATTCAAACTAAGGGCGGATTAACAATTGGTGACACAGGACAAGCAGGATTAAATGTTTCTGGAACATTCCTTAACTTATCCAGTAATCTTGTTAATCAAGGATTTAGACTAGTTGCATCAAACGTTGTTGGACAATTTGATCCAATACGTGTTGACGCTGTTAACAGATATATGGGAATTAACGTAACTGTTGACGAACCAACAGCTACATTAGACGTATTTGGTGATATAAGAGTTAGAGGCGATATTACTATTGAAGGTAGTAATACTACTTTAGAAACAGCAACATTAACAGTTGATGATTATAATATCGAACTTGGACATGCAGATACAATTATAACTTTATCAGGACAAGTTAATAGCTCATTTGCTGACACACTTGCGGTAGGTGACCAAGTAACACAAAGTCATACAGGTAATACTATATTAGCAACAGGTACATTTAAAGAATATCAGGTTGATATTGTTAACAACTCATTCAAATTGGTTATTGAACCAATAAACAATAGCTTTCTTGTTGGAAATGATGAAATAACAATAGTCGGTAAAGGTGATTTACAAACAAGTGGCGGTGTAAACATTACAGCAACAAATATAATACAGCGTTCAGATGCAACTGCAACTGGTGCAGGTGTTACAATTAAAGGCGCACCTAGTAGTACTAATGCAAATGACAAAACTATCAAATGGATTAATGACTTAACTAATGGTCCATTCTTTGAATTGAATGATAGTGTTAATATTCCTACAGGCGAAACATATAAAATTAATGGGCATGATGTAATATCGTCAGGCGCACTTGGTACAGATATTACAACAGCATCAGGATTAGCAAATGTTGGTATTTTAGATACTGTAAGAGTAAGACAAAGTAGTACAATACCGGGCCCAGGACTAACAATTACATATAACGAAGGAACAACCCCAGCAACGCCAACAATTACTACATTTAATGCAGGCTTAAAGATTGTAAGTCAGTCAGCAGTTGACTTTAATGCTACTAAAATTAAAAATGTTGGTACGCCGTTAAGTGCTAGACACGTTGTAGATAATCCTAGTGATACTGAAGATACAAATGATCATGTAGTAACTAAAGGATATGTAGATACAGAATTAGCATTTTCACCAGTAATGATGCAAATTGATATTACTGGCTTACCAACAGCAAATTATTCAAGTATTGATGAGGAATTACAGTCAATGCTTAATTTTTATCAAGACCCAACAGCAAAGACACTTAATAGTGTAGCAAACATTATTACTACACAGTATGGTGGTGCAGTTACAGGTATTGACGTTGCAGGATCTGCAACAAAAGAAACTATATCAGTTGATTTTACTGGTATTGGAGGAGCAGATGGAGGGCAAAATCCGCAAGCTCTATTAGAAGATATTAACTTTAACAGTGCAACGGGTACAGTATCATTGTCAGTAACACGTAAGAAGCAAGTTTGGAAAGTAACTGACCCTGGTAGTGGTAAAGTATGGACCAAACAGTCAGAGACTAATTGGTCCTAATACTGATAAATACATATACCGCACATAGGGAATGAAAAATAATGGCATATACTATTGAAAAAACAAATAATACTATTCTAACAATAATAGAAGACGGTACTATTGATAATACTACTGATTTAAAACTAGTCGGTAAGAACTATTCAGGGTACGGTGAATTGCAAAATGAAAATTTTGTATCATTGTTAGAAAACTTTGCTTCGGCAAACCAACCTCCAAGACCTATTGCTGGTCAACTTTGGTTTGATACAGACGACGAAGGCGTTGGAAGACTTAAAGTATATGACGGTAATGCAAATAAGTTTTTCAATCCTTTAGCAAATTTAAGAGTTGGTGTTTTGCCAAGCACTCCATCAGCATCAAATGTAATCAAAGGTGATTTATGGTTTGATGATGTACAACAACAGTTACACGTATATAACGGTTCTGCGTTTGTATTAGTTGGACCAAAGCAAGCAAGTGCTAACCAAACAGAATGGGTAGAAACACTAGTTTATGATAACTTATTATCGCCTAGTGACACTACAGCAGAATTAAAATTACCGCATGAACACTATGTTTTAAAAGGTATAGTTGATAATAAAACAATGTTTGTTGCATCAAAAGATGCATTTACATTAGACACTGGAAGTTCTATACAGGGCTTTAGTTACATACACCAAGGTATTACATTAGTTGACTCGGATGATGCAACAGGTGTACAAAGTGGAGTAGAAAGATTTCACGGTACAGCATCTAACACAGATAGATTAGGTGGCACTGATGCAGTAGAATTTATACAACGTGCAACAGCAGTATTTACTGACAGAGTTGACATTGCAGACGCAGATGGTTTACGAATTGGTAGTTCAAACGAATTTAGACTTAATACATCAAGCGGAAATGCACTAATTACTCATGCTACAAACGGCGGTCTAATTAAATTAATAGCATACGATGGCACTGGCACTATACAAACTCCACTTATTATTGACCCTTCAAGCGGACCTGCAAGTATTAGACCAGATGGTGATGGCATTTACAATTTAGGTACTTCCGGAAATAGATGGAATACTGTACATGCTGTAAACTTTACAGGTACTAGTCAAAAATCAGATTTATTAAAAGTAGGTGTAGAATATAGAAGTGCATCAACAGCGGCTACAGCAAACACAATTTCAGCAAGAGATGCAAGCGGCGATTTATATGCAAACTACTTTCAAGGTATAGCTACAAACGCAGATTTAGCTGTTAACGCAACAAACATTGCAGTAGACGGAACAAGCTATGCAACAGGCTCTGCAAGTGCTACAGCAAGCTCTGTAGCGGTTAGAGACGCCAGTGGTAACCTAACAGCAAATCAATTTAATGGCATTGCTACTCGATCAGCTACTATGCAAGTTGGCGTTGAAAATAGATCAGCGGCAGTTATACCAACTGCTGATACTGTAGCAGTTAGAGATGCAACAGGATCTTTAAACGCAGCAACATTTTTTGGTGCATTAGACGGTACAGCCGATAATGCTACTAAGTGGACAAATGATTTAACACTTAACTTTACAGGTGATGTAACAGGTAGCGGAGTATTTAATGGTGACGAAGGATCATTAGATATTGCACTAACAACATCAGGAGATTCTGTAACACTAGGAACAGATACAACAGGCAATTACATAGAAAGAGTAATACGTGATACTGGAGAAACATATATAAATGTTAGTGTTAACGATAGTTTAAATCCAAGCAGTTACCCAGCATCAGCTGAAGGTGTAACTATTAAAGTAGGATTAAATGCAACAACAACAAATACAGCAAATAATGTAGTTGCTAGAGATGCAAGTGGCGATTTTGCTGCAGGCACAGTTACAGCAACTAAATTTGTTGGCCAAGTTAATGAATCAGGAACAGCAAGTGACGGTTACTTTGATAACTTAACTGTAGGAACACTTACATCTACTTCACTTAACTTAGCAGGAGCAACAGGTACACTAGCAATAACTGAAGGTGGTACTGGTTCTGGAACAGCCGCTGGTGCAAGAACTAACTTAGATGTTTATGCTAAATCAGAAACATATACACAAGCAGAAGTTGATAGTGCTATTTCAACAGGTGTGGGAGGTGTAAGTACATCTTCAATATCTAATGGTACTAGTAGTGTAGCAATACCTGGTGCAGGCGGCGACATTACTGTATCAAGAGCAGGCGCAACCCATGCATCATTTACAGCAAGTGGACTTGAATTAAGCGTAGGTACTTTTGTAGGTGACTTAACTGGTAATGCTGTAACCGCAAACTATGCTGACTTGGCAGAGAAATATACAACTAACGAAAAACACCCAACAGGTACAGTAATGGCAATTGGCGCACAGTCAAGTTTTGAATCAGAAAGAGCTGCATTTGGAGCAATACCAGTAGGTGTTATATCTGCAAAACCAGCGTTCTTAATGAATGCAGAAGCAGACGGACAACCACTAGCACTTAAAGGACGAGTTCCAGTGCTTGTAACGGGCTCTGTGAGCAAAGGACAAGCGGTTTACGTGCATGATAACGGAATTGCTAGTACACACTTTAACGGACAACAAATAGTAGGCGTAGCGTTAGAATCAAACGAAGAAGAAGGCACTAAACTAGTTGAATGTATACTAAAATTGTAATACACTAATAAATTAAAGCCAAAAAAAAAGCACCTTAATGGTGCTTTTTTTATGAGTTTGTATTAACTATTAATGTAAGTCTTCCCAAGCAGAGCCTGTGTATACTTGTAATTTTGTCTCTGTAGTATTAAACACAACCATACCAGCCGCTGGTGTTAGTGCATTTCGCACACCGGTTGTCATACTAGCAAATTTAACAGCAGTACCAAAGTCTGCAACCGTACTATCAACAGTCATATAGTTATTAAAGTTTGCAGCATTTTCAAAGTCGCCTGCTTGATCAAGATCACCAGTAAATTCAGCAACTCTTAGACTTGCTGATACTCCGCTATATGCTAGTAAGTCATTATCTCCAAACCCTAAATGTCCGGCATTTGTAGTTAAAGTTTTTGATATGTCTAATTCACCAGTTAACGTAATTATTCCACCGTCGACGTCTGTAATTTGAATAGCTCTAACTTCTAGTGTATCTGTGGAAACCTTACCAGTTCCAGTATCATAAGACGGAATAATTGCTACTGATTTGCCATTAGGACCAAATGTATTTTGACTACCAACTCTTAATTCTTGATCAATTGTTACATCAGATGATGTTCGTAAAGAAGGAGTTATAACAATAGCTGACGAGTCAGCACTGTCAATTAAGTTAGTAAACACATTACCTGTAAATGTTCCTGTATGGTCACCAGCTGCATCACCTGTAATGTTTCCAACAAATGCTGTTGCTGATAGTGTGCCGTTTGAACTGTTGTATGTTAATACACTGTCTGTCTTTCCGCCTACGTTTCCTGTTGCCGCTGTAGCAAAAACTGGGAAGCATGTAGTATCTGTGCCTTCATCTGCTACTGTAAACGTTGTTGCTATTGCCGCTGTACCTGTTGTATCTTGATCCCAGGTTGGCGCTGTGCCTGTTAAGCCTGAGTATGCTACGTTAGTAGCTGTAGCAGCATTACCTGTTATGCTAAATGAAGGAGTTGCTGTATGTGTTACTTCGCC